AACCCACCGCCCTGAGTAAAGACCGCCCTAGTGGCGGTTTTTTCGTTCTGGTGGGGAAAATTCGTGGAGACGAACTCATGACTGATGCAGCAATAGCTGACGACACTTCTGTGTCACCGGAACCCGAGTCAACCGTTCAAGAGACTCAAGAGCCTTCGGGCGAAACCTCTGAAGCTGTAGAAGCAACAGAGCCATCCGACGCTGATCCCGTCGAATCTGAGGAAGAGGTGCAAAAGAAACGCAACTCATTCCAAGAGCGGATCAACCAAAAAACACGACAAGTCCGAGAGGCAGAGCAACGAGCCAAAGAGGCCGAGCAACGCGCCAATCTGCTTGAGCAGAGGATGAATCAGAACCTCCCGCAAACGGATACATTTCCGCAGCTAGAGGACTTTGATTACGACCAGAATGCTTACCAGCAGGCCGTGGTGCAATACAACGCCGCTTTGAACCAGCGAACTGTTCAGCAGGCAATGACGCAGCAGGAAAGGCTACAAGTCGAACACCTTCGACAACAAGCCAACCAAGCAACTGTCGATGCCTTCAAAGAACGCTCGCAGGCATTTGCGTCTGAGCAGCCAGATTTTATGGCCAAGGTCAGCGCACCTAGTTTTGTCCAGGGTGAAGCCATGCAACAGGCAATCATATTGTCTGAGAATGGCCCAGCACTGGCATACCACCTTGCATCAAACCCACAAAGGGCCGCAGCAATTAATGCGATGGCACCTGGGATGGCAATGATGGAACTAGGCCGGTTATCTCAAGCGCTCACGCCAAACAGACCTGTCACCACATCCAACGCCCCAGCACCAGCGAAACCCGTCAGGGCATCTGGAAAGGTCGAAAAAGACCCCGACAAGATGACTCCAGCCGAGTACGCCAAGTACAGGGGGTACAGAAAATAATCGAGGCAACTCATGGCTAATAGCTTTCTGACACCTAGTGTCATCACAAAAGAAGCTCTCGCTATTCTTCATCAGAAATTGAATTTCGTGAGCAACATCAACACTCAGTACGACGACCAGTATGCAAAGACCGGCGCAAAGATTGGTAACGACCTCAAGGTCCGTTTACCAAACGAGTTCACTATCCGTAGTGGCGCAGCTCTCAGCACTCAGGACATCGATGAGTCTTCTGAAACTTTAACCGTAGACACTCAAAAAGGTGTGGACTTCACGTTCTCATCTGAAGAGTTAACGATGCACATTGACGAGTTCAAGGCCCGATACCTTGAGCCTGCAATGTCTGTATTGGCTGCCAACATGGAGTCGGACGCATTGTCTATGTACAAGGACGTTTATAACTTCTACAACGGTGTAGGTTCTGCAAACTCTTTTGCAAACATTACCCAGGCACAGAAGTTATTGACTGACAGCCTTGCGCCTTATGGCGACCGCAGCTACTTGCACAACCCACAGTCTGTTGTAGACATGCTGGCCGATACCAAGGGTCTTTTCCAAGATTCTTCAAGCATCAGCAAGCAGTACAAAGAAGGTCAGTTGGGCAAGATCGCTGGTTTTGAGCACTTTGAGAACACTCTCATGCCTGTTCACACCACTGGTACTGCTGCTGCAACTACTGGCTACTTGGTCAACGGTGCATCACAGACTGGCGCAAGCTTGACTGTAGATGGCGGCACAACCACGTTCCTGAAAGGTGACATCGTCACCATCGCAGGCGTTAACCGTGTTCACCCTGAAACTAAGGCAGACACAGGTGTACTTCAGCAGTTTGTTGTAACCAGCAACTCTGGAGCATCTGCAACGTCGGTTGCTATCTCTCCCTCAATCACTGCCTCTGGCGGTCGTCAAAATGTTAGCGGATCACCTGCTGACAATGCTGCGATCTCTAAAGTTGGCGGTGGCGCGAGTGCAGACTGGCAAGAAACGTTGGCATTCAGCAAGAACGCATTTGCTTTTGCAACTGCTGACTTGGTATTGCCACAAGGCGTTGACTTTGCGGCCCGTGAAGTTATGGACGGCATCTCAATGCGCGTAATCCGTGACTACACAATCTCTGACGACAAGTACCCATGCAGGATCGATGTCCTCTATGGCTACAAAGCAATCAGACCGCAGCTTGCTGCACGAGTAGGTATTAACTAAGACCGCTCTTGATCGGGGGCTTCGGCCCCCTTTCTCTTTTCTGGAGATGACATGGCAACACCCCAAAACATAATTGACAGGGCCACCTCCCTGATTCGTGTCAGAACCTCTGGGGTGACTTTTTCTGCTGACGACGCAAATAAAAACGCAGATGTGTTTGTTGCGTTGCAGAACATGATTTCTGAGTGGGGCGAGGATGGTCTTTGCAACATCCCTGCACCTACGACTTTGACTGAAACGTTAGATGTTCCACATGGAACAATTCGGGCGCTCGGTTACAACCTGGCCGTCGAGATCTCAAGCGACTTCGGTATCGATCCCTCGCAGGTTGTTTTTGTGATTGCACAAGAAACAAAGGACCGGCTTGAGGGCGACATCAGCATCGACATCTCTGTTGATATGTCGGACCTAGCGTTCACGTTCCATCAATCAAATTACGATGTGAATACTGATATATGAGAGCAGATGTCCAACTAGAATCGAGCTACAACAGCACCAGGCTCGATGCTAACCGACAGCAAGTGCTCAACATTTACCCGCATACATTGCGGGGGTACAGGCAGGTGCCTGGCTACGTCACTTTTGCCGATTTCCTGAGCACTGGAGAGGCGCTCACAGACGCAAATGCATCAACACTGACCGATGCCAATACCAACGTCATAGAGGCCTCTATAACGCCAGGAGGCGCAGACAGGGGCATAATTGTAGAAGGTCCAAACGCACTCATGTACCAGGTAACAGGGTCGTCGCTTTACTCTGTTGATTCTGGCGGCAATGCTTTGTTCCTTGGCAACATTTCCAACTCGCCAAACCCTGTTGTGATGGCTACTGACGCAAACCAGTTAATCATTTGCACTGGTGGCAACCCATCGGCTTATGTGTACACCGTTGCAGGCGGCTTAGTCGAGATCAGCGACACAGATCTATCCACCACGAAGTCAGTCGCGTTCTTGGACTCACGATTCATTTTTGACCAACCTGACGGGTATTTTGTCGTTTCTGCTTTGAACGACGGCACAGACATCAGCGCACTAGACTTTGCACAAGCAGAGGCGCTCCCTGACGACATCAGGCGCGTTTTCTCTCTAAACCAATTGCTTTACCTGTTCGGAGAAAAGACCACTGAGGTGTGGTTTACGAGCGGCACAGGGCGACCACCATTAGACCGCCAAACAGTGTTGCAGCATGGCATTTGCGGCACCTACGCAGTTGATTCTATTGACGGCGCGATTTACTTCATTGATGGCAACAGACGGCCAGGCGTTATCGTCGGATCTCAGCATCAACCGCTGTATGTTCCTGCAATTGGAGAGGCTTGGGCCAACTACGGCACCGATGACTTCACCAGCGCCAGAGTGAGCTGCTACTCGCTGCACCAAGAAAACTTTGTTGACTTTATCTTCCCGAACCAGGGAATTATCTGGACCCATCACGTTGTCTCTGGCTCTTGGTTTGAGAAGGACTTTGTGACGACCACTGTCGTTCAGGGTTACAACCTGGTACTCGCGGCCCACGCAATTAACAAGAAGATCTACCGGCTCGATTACGACAACTTCCAGCAAGACGGGGCAAACATGACGCGCAGAAAGGATCTGCCGTTGATCTCCTCTGAAGTGCTTGGCGTTGGCGGGGCAGAGATGGTCATCGACAAGATTAAGCTGCACGTTGAAACCTCTAGCGCAACAGACGTTACGGTCAAGGTCAGCAAAGACTTGATCACGTTCACAACCATCAACACCGTCTCGGTAAACGGTAACAAGACAATCGACATCAACTCTCTAGGCAAATGCAGAGAGATCATTGTAAGGGTCGAAACCTCCACCAATGCAAAGGTGGACATCATTGACGCGGCTATTGACGCACAAGTATTGAAGGGCTAACCAATGGGACAACTGACACAAACTACGGCACAAGTTCAGGTAATCTTAGACGATGCAGATGCCGCAAACGTCGGCAAGACCTCGCTGACAGACGGATCAGATACTACCTCTGTCGCATTCAAGAAGAGCGGCTTCTACTCACTGCAAGGCTCCAGTGCTAACGCACCTTCAACTGATCGCGCTGTTTTAATCTCTGCGGTACGAGATACAGCAGCAACGGGTGAAATCCGATACGGTCAAATAGCAATAACAGAATCAAACGGTTTGTGGTGGAATCGGGATGACGGGGGCAGCCTGGGAACATGGTATGAGGCCGTAACCACTGCCAGCGCCCAAACATTAACGAACAAGACCCTTACGTCCCCGGTTCTCACCACCCCTCAAATAAACGACTCAGCGGCAGATCACCAGTATATATTCGCTGGATCTGACCTGGCAGCAGACAGAACAGTAACGCTGCCTTTGTTGACCGGCGACGATACTTTTGTGTTTGCGGCACACACTCAGACTCTCACCAACAAGACCCTGACCACTCCAACCGTTTCAGGGCTAACACTGTCTGATTCTTCTATTATCTTTGAAGGTGCCACCGCTAACGATTACGAAACCACGCTAACGGTTACTGACCCAACTGCGGATAGAACCATCACACTGCCAGATGCTACCGATACACTGGTGGGTCGAGCTACAACAGACACCCTTACTAATAAAACTTTAACGTCCCCAGTTGCTTCTGGGTTAACGCTTTCTGATGCCTCAATTGTTTTCGAGGGTGCAACGGCTGATGCCCATGAAACTACACTGACGGTCACAGACCCGACTGCTGATCGCATAATCACACTTCCAAACGCTACTGACACTTTGGTTGGCCTGGCCACAACAGACACGCTAACGAACAAGACACTGACTTCACCTGTTCTCAACACGGGGGTTAGCGGCACAGCGGTGCTTGATGCAGACGATTTTACTGGAGCTTCTGCCACTACACTTGCAACCTCAGAAAGCATCAAGGCGTATGTTGATTCCCAGGTTGGGTCGTTTGACACGCTGTCTGAGGTGCTCGCGGCAGGCAATACCACAGGTTCAAACGACATTGCTGTTGATACAACTCAAAAAGTTCAATTCCGTGATGCTGCGATTTACGTCAACTCAAGCTCAGACGGTCAGTTAGACATTGTTGCAGACACAACAGTGCAGATTGATAGCGGCGGCACAATAACTCTTGACGCTGACACTGACGGTCAGGTTGCATTCAAAGATGGTGGAACACAATACGGTCTTATTTCGAAAGCAGTCAACAACCTAATCCTAAAATCTTCAGTAGTCGATGGCGACGTAATCATTCAAGGCACCGACTCTGGCGGCACAGTTACCGCTGCAACTTTTGACATGTCGAACTCTGGAGCGGCCACTTTTGGAGGAGCAGTCACTGCCGACGCTGGTATAAGTGTAGACAACATCAACATTGACGGCACTACGATTGCCTTAAGCTCTGGCGACCTAACACTAGATGTTGCAGGAGACATTAATCTTGACGCAGATGGCGGGGATATAAGATTTAAGGATGGTGGCACAGAGTTTTACAAGGTTGCTAAAAACGGAGACCACGTACAGCTTTTCTCAACCATACAAAATGGCGATTTAACATTTAATGGTTTTGATGACTCTAGTCACATTGTAGCCCTCACCCTTGATATGTCAGAGGCTGGCGCGGCTACGTTTAATGCGGGTGCTACAATAAAAAGTACTGGAGTTAACAACACGCCTGCTGATTTATCGCTTTGGCACACGGATGTTTCAATCGTTTCTGGGGATGACCTTGCAGTCATCAGCGCTGAAGGTAGTGACTCAGGCGGCTCTGCGCCATATCAAGGCGCAAAGATTTTATTTGACGCAGCAGCGAATTGGGACACAGGTTCATCTAACTACTACCCAACAAATATAAAATTATTTACCCAAGACAACAGCGGCACAGACACCATAGCGGCTGGGCCAAGAATGACCATTTTGTCATCAGGCTCCGTCGGGATTGGTACTGATTCGCCTGCTATTAACAAAGGAAGCGGTACTGCACAAGCCTTACATTTGTATGCAAGTGCTGCTGCGCCTGAGTTAAGAATACAAAGAGGTAATGGAACAGATTTTTCCATAACTGCTTCTACGACTGGTGGAGGCGCAAACATTTTCTCATCTCACGGCATGACGTTCTACGCGAATAGCTCCACAAGAGCATTTGATGTGGATACGAGCGGTAACTTGCTGGTTGGGAAGACCACAACAGCTCTTGCAACTGCGGGTCTGACTTTTGGCGCGGCTGGCTTTGCAAGCCTTACGCGAGATGGCGCAGAGCCTTTAAGCCTCAATCGTTTGACCGATGCTGGCAAGCTGGCTGTTTTTTACCAAGCTGGTACTGAATTTGGCTCAATCAGCAAAAGTAGCACTCGTTTTACTATTGAGGGGCCAGATAATCCAATAAGAATTGTTACTGGCACATCAAATATTCAGATTAACCATGATACCCACATCACCTTTGATACTGCTGGTTCAGAAAGGGTGCGAGTCAATACTACTGAAATGGTTATCAATGAGGATAGCAACGAATACGATTTCCGCGTTGAGTCAAACGATAACGCTAATATGCTCAAGGTTGACGGCACGAATAACCGCGTTGGTATTGGCAAATCCCCTGCCTCTAACCCGTTTGAAGTTGCTGGGTATGCATCATTTGATAGCGGTGCTTCTTTCTCCGGCAGAGTCATGGTGGGGACATCAGTTGCACCTCATCAAAAACTAACAGTTACAGGTGCCAGCGGTTCGGCGGATGGGGTGCTTTCAAACGGAATTTTAGCGCTAACGACTGGTACTGGTGTGATTGCAGACACACGACTGCTGATGGGTATTGTTGACGATAG